CATCAGTCCATGGTCTATAATCAAAATTACTTAACTCTGGAGCATCTTTAATAAAATCAAGAATAGCAGTTCTACCTGCATCATCAGCAGTTACCGCTTCTTCGTTAATCGTCATTGCCGATTTACTTCCTTGAAATTTACAAGAATCATAGTTAGGATAACCACCTTTCTTTGAAATTACTAATTCAAAATTCTTTCCTTCAAAAGGATCGAATACTTGAGTTGGTTCATCAAACTGTGGATTTAATTCCTCATCAATTTTGGTTTTAATTTTATAACCAAATTTCATGATTTTAACCTGACCTTCAAGATCTCTGTTTTGTGGATCTTTTACGATCTGTACTAATGCATAAAATACTTCTCTACGCTTTAGCCCTTCTGACATCTTTTTGTCTACAGCAGATTCAGAATTTCTAAGTTTAAAGAACATATCCTGTACAGAACATTTATCTCCAACTGTTGAAGGTGAGTCTACGTAAAAGCCGTTCCCATCTCTGTCTTCTAACCAGTAGACATATTTACGAACGAAAGGTTTGCGTGGATTTTTAACATTAGGTAGAAACCTAATTAGTGAACGGTAAGTACCGTCTGAACCTTGATCAGGTTTTGGTGTGTAAAGATCGCTTGTTGTTTGCGGTCTGTCTCCAGTGTCTAGGTCCTTGACGCTAACACTGAAAATGTCGAATTCATTTGCCATTTTAATTTGCCTTTTTTATTTGTTTGTTATTTATTTAATTAAAGCCATAACAAAGCATTGCCTATTTTTAATTTGCCCGGGTATTGCCAATATACTTTGCCTTGTTATATGCCATTTAAAAGTCACCAATAATATCAGTTCCTTTGTTTATTATATATTCATATCTCTATTTAGTTTCAGACTAAATAAAACTTTTTTATTGTAAAATAGCAGTTACATCATTTTCTCTAATACTGAATATAGTATCATCATTATACTTAAACTCAGTTCCTGCTAAATCATGAAATAGTACTCGGGAGCCTACTTTATAATCAGTATCTTCTATGTCACCACCAACGGAAATGATAGTTCCTGAGTAAGGAGGAGCATACTGCCCTTCGGTTTTTGGTACATAAATGTTACCTATTTTCTCAGGTAGTTCATCTTTTTTAATAAATATTCTATTTTTTATTGCTTTTATCATAATTATCTGAAACTAATTTCTAAACTCTATATATAAAATATACTAAATTAATGAAAGAGAAGTATGTAATTACTAGACTTAAAGTATTTAGTGGTTTTAATGTATAAAGTATTTCTATGACCACCCTTTTTCTTTATTCGCATTTAATATAAAGTACGCATCTACTAAGTCATCTATCGGTTTAGGAATCTTTTCTGTAAAGTCTTTACCTTGAGTCCATTTCCATAAATCTGTTTTCCTTAAATCTTTATCGTTAAAAACATCGTCTTGGAACGCCTTTACCATATAATGTTTATTTGCATTACCTTTACCTGCCAATTTCTTAACATGTGACGGTTGATAAATTGAAATATTTTCTACACCCCATGCATTAACTATTTCATTTCTTAAAAATGTATTATACTGAACAATATCTATGAATGAGTTTCCTTTTGATCCATAAGAAAATCCTTCTAATGCAATCTTATGCTCATCGGTTCCATATAATGTTATTAAAATATTTGAAATTAAGTCGGCTATGTTTTGGCCATCTGTGAGTTTTTCTCTTTCCCTAAGTAAAAAGTCCTTATCCTTTACTTGTCTATAATAAGGAAACCCTAATATTGTTTTATTGTCCATTAATTCTTTATGAACCGAAAATGACTTAGGTATCTTTCTACCTTCTTCATCCCATATTCTATTACCGTAATTAAAGAATGTAATAAACGTGTATTTACCTTTATGGTCCTGTGTACATGTACCTGGACTATTAAGAGAAAAATCTATACCTGTGTAAATCAATTATATTGAATTAAAGTCTTTTACCTAACACTGCTCCTAATGCAGCACCAATTAATCGACTGGTTAATAAATCATATAAGGCTCCTTTTTGAATACCTAGTACTTTTGCAATAGCCTTTCCTACGGATTTACCTAAAGCAAAACCAGTAAGACCACCTAAAACAGATCCTAAAATACCTTCATTAATTATTTCTTCCATAATAACTTCTAAATCTTTTCCGTTATTATGTTCTTCCATAATTCTATCAACTGCATTATCTATTGCGGTTTCTTGTTCTTCTGTTAAATCATAAGATTCATTCAATAAACTTTGTATATCTATAGATTCATTATGATCCTCGTTAAGGTAATCTTTAAATGTTTTCATTGCTCTTTCTATTTGTTTATATATTAGACAAGATTAACTACAGTTTCTAAAATGTTATAAGTAAAATTAATTTCAAAAGTCTGGAATTCTATTGTGTTACTTGAGAAGTTTAAATCTAGTGCACTAACACCTGTCATAATCATATCTTTTAATTGACATGTAACAAAAATATTTCCATCACCATCAATCATCTGTAAACCTATACCTTCAGGTACGAATGGATTTTTTCCACTCTGCTCATAATAATAATCAAATACCTCAATAGCCATCCAATAATTTACCCAACCATCAAAGGCTTGCATTGTTATTGTTAGTTCTTTATCAAATAATTCTTGTTTAGGCAAACTTGTTCTAAACCTTCTAGTATTACCTGGAAAATCATTTTGTGATACAGGATCAAAACTAGGACCTGGTAGATTCATTGACTGTATACCATAATTAAAATAGTCGATAGGTTCTTTAATCATTGAACCTGGCATTCTATTTAAATATGGTTTATATTTATTTGAAATTTCCTTAGGTATAAAATTTCTAGGGAATTCAAATTTAAATTGGTTATTTCTTGCACTTAATATCATATCTTATAAAACTTAAATTATCTCCTATTGTTGTTGTCTCTTATCATCTCTCCAATTTGACGATCTATTATGTTAATTACCCCATCATTATTGAAATCAGCAAGAGGAGCAGGTTGTGTATTATACTGTTGTAAAGTACCAGCTGCTTGTTTATAATAGCGTTTTAGTTTTCCCTTTGTTCTAGCCTTGGTATTCTTTTTCTGTATTGCTTGTATTTGTGCTCGCTTTCTTTTTAGTTCTTCCGCTCGTTTTGCGACCAACTGAGCAGTCTTTAATGCTAATTCAGATTCAGTACTTCCTAACTGTTCTGATAAAGTTGCTACTTGGTTAGTTAATTCTAAATTTGATGATTCTAATCTTGCAATTAATGCTATCTGTTCTTCATCTAAAGATATCATATTAGCCAACTCTTTATTTAATCTTTTTATCTCGGCTTGTAATTTAGCTAACTCTTGAGAATATATTAATGCTTGTTCATTAAACTTAGCAGTCATTGTTTGCTCAGCCTCATCTTGTAAAGTTAAAAACGTTCCCGTGTACAGTACGCTTTCATCACTAATACCATTTTCATCTTCCATTCTAGTAGAAACATAAAAATTCTGATTATCTAATGCTAAGATCTTTTTAGAATCTTCTTTACTTATTCTAAATAAAACCTGACCTTGTGAAAGATCTACTTCACTTACCTGTGTCCAATTAGGTACTCTTATTTCATCATTTTCACCTACGAACACCAAAGTAAGAGTTCCTACATTACTTAAATCAATTGGTGTATCTGCTAAATCACCATTTTCACCTGTCTCATCAAATAGAGTAAAAATAATATAATCATCAAAGGGAGATATTCTTATAGTACCTTCTCCTTGTGGTAAAGGTTCGGCCGTAGGATTTAATGAAGTAAATTTTTTAAAATATTCCCTCTCTTTTTTAGTAACAGCTATATTGCTCTGTACTCCAACCGGTTTAGTTGTTATAGCCGGCTTAGTAAGATTTGCTTTAGATATACTTTTTGATTTATTCTGTTGTGCTGCCATCTTCTTCTGTTATTGTTTGTATTTTAGCTGGTGAAATTGCAGCTTTTATATTTATTCTATCTCTAAATGAAGTAACATATTTAGTTTTTACTACCAATTGCTCTACTATTTGATCAGAAGTTTCTCCAGGTTTTGATGTACTAACACCTTTGCTAACAATTATATTTTTACCGTCATCTGCTGCTATTTGGTTATATACATTAGCAACGGTTGGTACAACTCCTAAATTTATTTTCATTAATCTTCTACCATACTTATTAACATCAAATGAAGTTAGTTTTGCAATCTTTACTATTTGTGTATTATCAGCTCGGTTATAAAGTCTTAACATATAGTTAATTGAAAATGAAGCTGCGATTGCGCTATTTAAAATAATTGGTCTAAATAGTATAGGATTATCAAAATTAGTAGTTTGTGTAAATACCTGAGTACTAGTTTTTACAAACGTAGTATTAATTTGTTCACTTACATTTATTTCATGAAATACTACATAGTCACCACCTGATGAATTTAACTGCGCGATAAAATTAGCAAAGGTAGATCCTGTTACTTGTCCGCTTAATTCAAAATAATCGCCACCATCCGACTCCTTAACTTCTGCATATAGTTCATCATAGATATCCCTGCTCGCAAAAGTATTTGCATTTATTTCTTCTACATTATAATAACTATAACCATTGTCTACTATTGTCTCATATATACCTGTAGCTTTAAATGTTATTGTAGGTGTGCTTAAGAATCCTTGTCCTTCAGTTAACCTATATCCTATTCCATTTGGGTCTGCTGTATTAAAAGAATTATTCATATAAAATAATGAAGGGACTCTCCATTCTATATATGTTGCATATAGCTTATCATTTATTAATACAGGATCAGGATTAAAAACAGGTGTATCGGTTTTTAGAAAATTGATTGATGATAGATTAAGCTCTACTCCATCTCTTCTAGGAACTAATGTTTCAAATATTATACCATCATATCCTGTAAATGTAAATCCTGCAACAAAATGAACTCTTATTTTATCATATGCAATATTTTGCTGTGGGTTAAATGATTGTAATAAATTTACACTATCAGTTAATTCTGGATCAAAATCATTATAGGGTACGCCAATATCCGTATCCAAATACGCATACTGTGTTTTGTTTTTATTAATTGCAGCTACTGATATATCACGATAATTACCCATCTCCACTGAAACACTTTCAGTATTAAAAAAGTAACTTCCACCAGTATGACCATCCTTCATTATCTCAATAGGATAATTACCTGTATTAAATTCCGTTGGGTTAGACTGACTAGTATAAATATACTCTAGTAAAATCCCATCGGATAATTGTATGAATTTAGATGATTCCATTCTTTTTATTTATTTACCATTGTAAAAACTTTGGTGTATAGTTCAAGCCTATTCCTACGTATGGTGAAACACCATTACCGCTTAATCCTACACCTAGTTGTAATCCAAGGCCTAATGTTTTTCTATTTTGATATTGCAAATCTTTAAACGCTTTGCTTCTTTGATCAATTAATATACCTTCAGCACTATTAAATGTAGTACCAGGATAATCAGTTGAAAGATTTACAAATAATTCTTTTGTTTTATTATCTCTTGTTAAGGAAGCAGATAAAAATATATTTTGATTTAAGTCAATAGTAGCTCCTCCAAAATCTATATAAGTACCATCAATTTCATAAGGTACAAAAACACCTACTTTTCTAAAACTTTTACCCCATGACGCAGTGTCTGATAGTGTTAAGGCTGAATTAAAATTACCTATTATAGTATCAACAATAGTAACAGGAACTTCTACTATAACTTCTTTAATAACTGTTTCTGTTTTTATTACTGTTAATGGTGGCTTCCCTTTTTCATATTCTAATTCATCTTCAATTTCCTCCAATGATAAATTTAATGCTCTTATCTCTGCAGCTGCATTACCATTTTTATCAATATAATTTTCTATTGTATCTAATGAGGCTTTCCAATTATTATCTATTCTATTTGCTTCGCCTTTAGCTTCGCCTGTTGCTTGACATTGTCTTAATAGCAAAATACATAACACTACAATACTACCTAATAAAAACATTCTCGTGTTTTTAGGATCAGTTAATATTCCTATTATGTTTTTTAAAATGATCATAATCCTTCTTCGTATATCTCTTTTAGTTTATAAGGTGTTACGTTACTCTCTCCATATTTTTTTATTAGACCATCCATGAATTTTTTTTCTTTATTTTTCATAGTATCTAATTCTTCAAATAGCTCATCTCTTTTTTCTGCTAAACTTAAAATACTTTTCTGCATAAGTTCTATAGAAGTTTCAATTTCTTTATATCTGTCTATAAATACAGATAATTCTTTTCTTTCTTTTTTATTCATTTTACTTTTATTTAATTATTTAATTAACCATTTTCACTCCCGCCTGTAGTAAGACTATTAAATGTCATATTCAAATCTGGTACAAC